GCGGCAAAGCATAGCCGCAGAGAACAAAATACAAACTTTCAGAAACAGCCAAACAGCGGCGGGCACTTCTATCGAGTGACAACCAAAATTCGCGTAAGACGCGATATTTAAACAAAGCTGCATATCTGGCTGTGAACCGGACGGCTGAAAGGAGAATTGATTTACAAAATCAAACATAGGTGTTTGCTGTAATGCTGCGCTGCGTTCCTGCCAAATACCTACCAAGCCATCAGGATAAGCGGATTCATACCAGGAACATTCACCGGCAGCACAATCACCGTTATCACCGGATCCAGAATCGGGTTCGCCATCATCACCAAAAGCGCCCTCTAGCGTGCCATCGATGTGGCCGAGCTGTTTGCCGATACCGTCCAGCTGCATACCGATGCCATCAAGCTTAGAGTTAGTAAGACCGACTTTGTCGGACACTTCATCCATTGCAATGGTGCTGTTAGTGATTGACGTTACAACGTTATCTAAACGGCTTTCTACGCCCTTGTTGATTTCTTTGAAATCACCCTTAACCATGTCGTTAATCGACTTGTTAGGGTCGGTTAAGGTGTCATCTGGTGGCGTCAGCTGGTCGCGGTCTTTGGGTGGTACTACCGGTGTGTCTTCATAACAGACAAAATCACCGTTAACCGTGCCGCAGCCAGAGGCGCATTGCTCTACGCCGTTAACGACCTGGCATTTTTCAGCTTTATCAGCCCAGCACCATTTCACGCCGTTTTTTAAAGTAAAGCAGTCTTTAGGTGCATTGTTTTCTGGCTCCAATGGGCCGCCATCTGTTGCGCCGCATTTAACGCCGGTAAAAGTACCGGATGGCTTGCCTATTTCCGTGGGTAATGTTGACCAAGTTTCGTACTCAACACCATCTTTAAAGCCACCATAAGAGCTAGTCCATTTTTGTGCTGATACCTGGCAGCGACAGCGCAAAGGTTCATCACGGCCAGCAGCATAATCGCGCTGCTCAACACATTGAGGCGGGTTGTCTTTTGTATAGGTGCCAACAGGTACTTTTAAATCATTAAAAGATGACAGGCTATCACCTGCGAAATTGGCGCAGTCACATTCAGGTTCAGGTTCAGCTGGGACAGCTGGGTAAAAGCATAAGTTTTGGCCGGATTCTGTAACAAACGGGCCATGTGTAAAGGCTGCGCCTACTGAGCCGTCAGGGGGGCATTGATAGGATTCAGTCTGAGAAATTATAGAAGGATAAGGGTACCAGTTATTGTATGAAGGATAACGGGTATCACAGATAGAAGCTGATTTTTGATAATAAGTAACTCTAATTCTATCGGAAAGAGTTTCAAAAGAAGGTTCGCAAAAAGAAGTTAACGAGTTCCAATAATCCTGAAGTAAAGGCAAAGAAGCAGTAATACAAGCCTGATTAGCATTCTGATTAGAATCAATATTTAAAGTAAGACCAGAATCAGAAGAAGCAGAATAGATTTTTTCACATTGAATGGTTTTAGTCTCTTTTAAAGGCGCAGCCATAGTGCACTTACCATCCAAAAGCGTACCGCCCTGGGGGCAAGGGTTGTGCTCTTGAGCCTGTACCGGCGAAAAAAAAGCCCCGCTAATGAGCAGGGCGCAGAGTAGAAAATATTTCATGTTTTTATGTCCTAAACATAAACCAAGAAACGATAAAGCCACAAAGCGCCCCAATCACCGCAATAAGCGTATAGATTAGGGCGACAATTAAGCCGCCCATTGTCTGTTACACCTTGCGTACAGCACGCTTACCAAGGTCAATACCTTTATAAGCCATGTGAATGCCAATCACGATAACACCAGTAGCAGCAACGAAAGTAGCAACAGTGGTGAAGTCTACAGCAGCGAAAATATCAGCCATTTTAAAGCTTCCTTATCAAAGTGGTGCCCAAACGCACCTTAAACGCTAAATAGGAGAAAAAGACAACAGTGCCAAATCCCCAAGTGAACGCCGATGTAACATCGGCAACGCTAATTTCTACCGCTGATAAGTAAGCGTTGTATTGGCCTGCTGTGATAAGCCAGTAACCCGTACAATCCGCCGCCGTTTCAGCGGTAAAAATAAAAGTGCCGTCCTGCTGTGGGTGAGCGCATTGGGCCGCCACAGAGGAACTCAGGAGTAACAGCAGAACGGCAAAAAATCTCATTGGAAAATATCCCATTTACGGTCAAAAAAGGCGCGCTTTAGGTAGATAGCCGCAATGCTGGCGTAATAGCAGATGCCAGCAAAAACCAGTACAAAAAGCGCGGTAGCCATTAGCCAGCCGCCTTAACAGGCTGAACAGTGCCGAGTAACGCCGTTACGTCATTTGCTAAGAACAGCGTTTTTCCTTTGCCGCTTGACCAAGCCATTTCGAAAAATGGGAGCTCTATCGTTTGCCCCTGGAACTTATGAAGCTGAGCAGGAATGCCCTTTTCAATTAAGCCCTTGGAAATGCAAAGCTCGGCAATGTGCTGCTCTGGCCCGTAACGGCCATTGGTGAAAAACTTCACGCCGCAATACAAGGTTTCTCGGCTCTGACCGTTTTGGTCAGGTTTACCGTGAACAATGTGGGTGCCCATATAGACGCCGCGAATTAAAAAGCCTGTTAATTTTTCCATTTCGGTTTCCTCGTTAAGACGCCAGTTTTAAGGCAGGGCGTGTTTTTGCCTGTAAAGAGAGCGGGGCAGGCTCTTGCCAGTTCGCTGGAAGTTGTTGCCCAAAATCCACATTAATAAGCCGAACCAGCGGAATGACGTTGGTCTGTTCGCCGGTAAACTGCATTAACTGAGCGCGGGAAAGGCCCGCTTCTAAAAGTGCATCTTCTTTGCGCTTCCAGGTGGCGCGGCTGCGTTCAGCAATGCGGCTTTTGGTGGAGCTATAACCATCGCGCACAATGGCCAGATAAAAGTCATATAGGGCTTCCGCCGTTGAATAACTGATATTGCCTTTTGGCGTTGTGCGTTGATGTGTAATGCGTAAGTTATTCAGTACCTGCGTATGGTCTTGAGCGTTCACAGTAGCCCCCTCGAAACATTTAAAGACTGGTTGAAAGGCCAGCCGCCATAGTTCAGTCATTTTTTCAGATGCGTATGCAGTAAAATTGCCAAGGGCGGTTTGTATGCCCCTATCTTTTAACCAGCGGCCATAAAGACGCGCTTCAAATCGAATTGCGCCGTCAGCCATTGCTTTCACCTCTGGCGAGGTGAGCTGCTTAATCTGTTCGGCGTAGTGGTCGTGTTTTTCTTTTGCCAGCTTGCGAGTAAGTTCATCAATGCGCTTGGCTAGTTCAGGCGCTTTTAAGTAGGCTTTGCGTACCAGGTGTTCACTGCCTTTGTTCCAGTACACGGTGCTTTCATGGTTGCATTCCGTGACTTTCATCTGGCCGTAACTGATGTTTTTAAGCACGTTTAACGCCTGCTGCGCTAAGGTGTCGTTGGCAAGCCTGGCGGTATAGGTGACGTCAATAAAATCTATAGTAGAGTGATACCAGTCCAGGTAATTGCAAAGCTCAGGAAAGGCGAACTGAAAAGCCTCAACCACCGCAAAGGTGCAAAGCTCAGGATTGTCAGAGCCGTAAACGTTATGACCGGTCAGCAATTTAGCTGGGTTGCCTTGAATCGCAACGTAGGGATAGCCCTTTAAATCATCACGGCAAACTTTAAAGGCCAGTGACGCAAAGTAAGAGGGCAGGCTTTCAAACTTGTGGCGTAACCGCTCGTGAATGGCTTTGCCATTCTCATAGCGTATCGCGCCCTCTAACGTCATACCCAATTCTTTCATCAAGCGAGACATATCAAAATCAGCAGAGCCACTTTGCAATTTTTGGATGTGGGTGTCCAGGAATGGGACGCTGATCTTGATCATGTCAATCATTGCGAGTTATCCCCAGATTCTGTAGATAACAACTGTTTTTTATAAAATTCAGACTGAAAGGTAGACAGCAGGCGCACATGAAAACACTCAGCGCCGCAAGACAAAAGATGGTAATGATTGCTTTCTGAAATAGACTCAAGGTATTTCTTCAATTCGTTATCAAGAATTGATTTAAAAAGCTGGTAATCCGATTCAGAGAAATTCATAACCGGCCCCCGCGATACTGAACAATAAAATCCTGGCGGGTAACAAGGGCAGTGCCAACAAACTCCCTGTTTAGCTGACACTGCCAACCACCTTTAATCGAATCGAGCGGATTAGCGCAATTTAAAGAGGTTTTAAAACTGGTTTTACCGCAAATTTTACAGGGCTTATTGTGGTTCAGTTTACAAACAGGTTGCTCCGCTGGCTGTTCTGGTAACAGGTCGCCAGACTCGGAAAAACCATACTTAGCCAGCAGAGCAGGTAACTTATTCATGCCCTTAAAGGCTGAAACACGGAAAGAAATACCGTTGTCGCGTAAAAACTCATACGCATTACGGGGCGTATAGTGAAACGGGAATGGTTCTAAATCGAACGAAATGCCGCTTGCTGGGTCGTAGGCAAAGGCTTTGAAGTAATCGCGGGCGTGATCGTCAGTGCTAATCAGTAAAACCACTTGCCAATTAGCCGTACCTGACGCGAGAACTTGCTTTAAGTAGTTAATGTCTTTCATGGCTGGCGACCCCTTAAGTGCTATAATTAAAAGATACTTACATCTGTCAATCTGACAGAATTAAGTATGATCCCTTGTTTAATTGCTGTCAAGTTGACAGAGGAAAATATATGAATTTCAGTTCAGAGTTAGTCGACTTACTCAAAAATAAAAAAGGATTAACAAGCGACAACAAGGCAGCGGATGCAATACCAGGGATGAACAGCGGAAATTTAAGCAAAATAAGAAAAGGTTTAGAGAATAGATTTTTAAATGATGAACAGGCGCTATTCATAGCACAAGAATGCGGTTTAAACCCCGAATGGGTTTTAGTTAATCTGGCAGCAGAAAGAACCAAGTCAGAAGACGCAAAAAGCACCTGGGCAAATATCGCAAAGAAGTTAAGCCGGACAGTAACAGCCGCAGCACTGGCCGTCAGCTTGGTATTTTGCGGCGCTCAGCATAAAGACGAATCGAACCCGTCTTTTGCATAACTTATCTAGCCCATAATGAGAACATTACGTTAAATTATTATCTCATAAAATCAATAGCTTATATTATCAGAAAGCCCGAATTAATAAATCGGGCTTTTTTGTATCTTTTCTAAGAGCGGTCGGAATCGGTGAAAATGGCCAGTTTTGTTTCAAAATGAAACAAGAGTAGACTATTACTGTAGTCTACCCCCGCCCAAACACCCCCCAGAGCAAAAAACCATAGATAAGTTGTTTTTTTAAGGCTTAGTGTGCCCGAAAAATCGCGGGGCGCGGAGACGCGCCCTGAGAGGGGGACGCGCTACGCGCGGGAGAGGGGAAACGCAGGCTGCGCCTGCGACGGCCTGCGGCCTGAAAAGGCTGCTTCGCTGGGAGACTTCGGGGAGACGCTGCGCTTTTTTATGCAGCTTCGCTGCTGTTGGCCAGCTTGCGCTGGCTTAATGTGTGGCTTCGCCACAGCTTTTGTGCCGCTGCGCGGCTGTGGTTCGGCAGGGCGCGAACCGGCGCCGGATTGTAATTCAGGTTAATTTGACGCGGTTTTAAAAAGGCGGTGCCAAAAGTACGCTGGTTCCCGCTGCGCGGCTTCCTCCGGTCGCTGCTCGCTGCAATTTAATCGCGGAACCCTTTCCCCCCATAGGGGGCCCCTTTCCGCGCTTAAATTATTCCAGATTCGCAGCTATGCCGGTTTCAATAGATACTGTTGGAGAGTCACACATAACAAAACGTTGAAAGCTATCACCATAACTTATCCTGGCAATGCAATCGGCCATTACCTCAACGGCGTAACCGGCCAGCGCCAAGTCAGCGTTTGTAATTTCGGATAACACCTGGCCATTGCGGCTAACAGTAAAGTAAAGAATTTTTTTAAAGTTGCCGCGCCTGTCCCAGTCCTGATAAAAGCCTGCAATATGTAAATCAACGCCATTGAACGGGTGAGAGCCTTTGCTTTTATCATTGGGCGGTGAATTTTGTTGCTGTGGCTGCGATGGCTGGCTTTGCTGTTGTGAATTAGACACAGGAGCAGGGGCGGGCTGAGATAATTGATTCTGAGCCGTTTCAGGCGCTTTTTTATCATCGCGTGAAAAATTAGCGAAAATAATAAGCGCAGCCAGGAAAAAGCAAATTATTGTGCCTTTAGTAGTCCAGCGCTGGTGCCATTTCACAACATCAACGGTTTCAGCTTCCTGAACCGAGCCTTGTACTTTGGTATGACTCTGGTATGCCGGAAAATACTTTTCCTCATAATGGCGTTCGTGGGTTGTGATTATGTTGCGACTGACACCATCTGCGACTTTTACAACGTAACTTTCATCCTTGCCGAGAAAGCTAAGTTTTGTGCAGAAATAGCAGTTTTGAACCATATCGCGAACATCAGGATCCACTTTTCGGAAATTCTGCGTTAATAGCATGATGTCATGGCCATAATGGCGGTGCATTGAAAGGTATTCTTTCAGTGTCGTATCAGTGCCGCCTTTTGGCATGGTCAAATGACATTCATCAACGAAGAAGTAAACACCCTGCCCGGCATCATTTCGCCAGGTGTCGTAAACTAAAAAATCATCCGCTTTGGAGAAGTAACGCTTCTGGCCATAAGAGTGAAAGCCGCCATCGACCAGAACCATGAGTTCCCGAGCAGGTTCACCGAGAACAGACACAAACCAATCCAAGTTTAGCGGTATGTTGGTGATAATTTTTCGGCCCTGTTTTAATGCTGGCAAAATATGAGACACCACCGCTTCATACGTTTTGCCGGCACCTGGGCGACCTGATAAACCATTAATCATTAGCTGCCCAACCTTGTGAACGGTACAAGTTGCAGGAATAGGCGAATCGTAATAGCACTAACAATCATCGTTAACGCCTGACCAAGCCCGATTTGCTGCATTACCCACGCGGTGCCAGGTGGGATCATGGTTAGATATTGCGTAATATCTAACCCCTGAAACAGCGCACCCATACCATCAAGAACAAACGTTATCAAAATCATAATTTGTTCAAAAGCAAAGAAAAAAACGTCTTTTGCCATCGTGAAAATGGTATTTGCCATTGTTTTTAAGATACCAAGTAACCAGTTTCCGAAGTTTATTAACCACTGTGGCATAACTTACCCTCCGAAGATTAATGC